AGATAAGTCGCAGAGACACTGGATAACTGGATGTAAGTCGCCGTGGCGCTTGATGTGGTTAAGTAAGACCCGATCATCTGGTACGTCGCCGCGGCCGATGACGAGGTCAAGTATAGTCCAGGTATGACAGACAAATAGAACGTCCCTCCCCCCGCCAACTGTCCCGTGAAGATTGTGCTGTCCACGTTCAGCACGTATGTAGGGCTCGAGATCACGGACGAGAACCCACCGGCATTTCCGGTGGTGACGGCCAGGACTGAGATCCCAGAGCCGGCGGATATCTGATCTATCGTGTCCATGGCGTGCTGAAGGTTTGCGTCCAGAGAAGTCAGGTTCTTGGAGAATGTCGTCGTGTCCACGAAGACGTTCGTCGAGTTTACGACGTACTGGAAGGCATTGTTCTTAGGGCCAAGAACGTCGATGACGGTCACGGTGGCGCGCGCAGAAGAAGCCAGTCCCAGGAGCCCAAGCGCGACAAGGAGCTTCTTCACGGCGTCGTCACCACGACGGTCGTGGTCCCCAGATTTGAATTCACGCTTCTGTAGACGTAGTAGTTCTCGGTGTAGCCGGAGGCGTTCGTGATCGACAGCGTCTGTGGAGCGTTGAAGCCACCAGAGAACCCTCCGACCGTGAACGAAGCGGTGCCGAGCCTGTCGGGATACGAGTAGACGATGTACTGCCCCGATCCCGCCGTCACGGTGAACGTGATCGGGACCGAGTTCGTCAGGTCGCTTGAGGCCAGCGCTTGGACGTCAGCCTGGCTGTAGGTTCCAGACTGCGTCGAAACCCCGTGGTATCTGGTGTTGTTGAAAGAGTGTGTCAGAGACGACGTCGCGCTCCCGGCCGCCCCTGCCGCATTGAGAGTGAAAGTTATCGAATTCCCAGGCGATCCGGGCATGTTCACGTTGGCCGTGGACGCCGTCGGACCCTGGAACGAATTTGTCATTGTAAGGCCGGTGCCGTTGGAAACGTAGCCGCTTACTGCCGGTCCGTTCGTGTAGGATGCCGTGAAGGTTATTCCACCCGTCGAGACCCAGACCCCGGTGCCGATCTGGATGGTACCAGGTTCACCGTCCGAGAAAGAAGCGATTGCGAAGGCGTAGGAGCCGCCCGGAGGAGTCCACTCCGGCGCGCTCCCGTTCCACACGACAGAGTAATTGACGGAAGGAGAGCCGGTCACGCTGAATCCGGACACGCTGACGGTCGAGAAATCTATGTCGACGGTATTGCTGGAGACCGAAGTCACGATCACAGCGGACCCCGTCGAGGCATTCACGCTGGACGTCGGAATGATGATCTGGTACGTCGTCGACAACGTGGCTGGAGCCTGGATCTGCATGTAATTCGTCGAGTTGAGATCGTACAGGGTTATGCCGTGGACCGCGAAGCACGGAGCCGGGAGGAAGAGGACAAGGAACGGCCAGAGCTTCCTCAAGACGCGATCAGCACTCCGGCCGTCGTCACGGTGACGACCCAAGATGTGTTCGAAGAATCCGTCAGGATGATCGAGGGAAGAGCGTGAGTGAAAGATCCTCCGGCGACCGTTTTGAACGTCCCGTTCGTGTTCATCGTCACTGTCCAGTAGACTCCGTCCGTGTCCTGAAGGACGAGCGTGTTGAAGTACAGGAAATCCGCCGGTCCGAAGCTCTGCTGAGTGAACACGAAATCGCCGGAGGTGTTCACCGTCACGACCCAGCGGATCGAAGAAGAGTCGAACATGACGAGGCCGGTCGAATTGAAGATCGGCGGAGTTGGAAGTCCGGAGACGTTCTTCAAGACGTAAAAATCCGTTGCGTAACTCGGCGGCAGCTGAACCCCGTTCACGGTCGCCGAACCCTGCATCTGATATAGGCCGTTCTGGCTCAGATCGACGGTTGACATGACGTTCCTGGTCGTATAGACGATGTTCCCGTCGGAGCCGTCGCTGTAGAGCGAGGCCGTGAACGTCTGTGAGGTCACTCCGTCCGGGTAGAGGAGCGAGATCGTCATGCCGGTGGCGGTCTGGAGCTGGATCGGGAGGCCGGTCTGCTGGTCTATCAACTGGACGACGATGGAAACGATGGCCCCGAGCTGATAATAGACCCCGCTCTGCGGGACGTCTGTTATCACGGTCACCTGATCCATCCCGTGAAGAATCCGACGAACCGAACCTTAACGGCTTGGAACGACCTGATCGGGAAGGCCGCCAGGGTCCACGGGAAGGCTTGCGTGGCCTGGAGCCCGAGACCCGACAGTTGCCCAGGGAATCCTCTCAGCACGTCAGATCACCAGAAAAGTATCAGCGGCGCTGGGGGCGGAGGGCGCCGGCTGATTGTTGTAGGCGACGAACGTTACGAGTCCGCCCGTCACCGCATAGGCGGTCACGAGGACGGCGAGGCTCGCGTTAACGCCGCTCGTGAAGTAGAGGGTCCTGCCAGCGATTATGTTCGCAACAGTGAGAGATAGATTCGTTGTCATCGTGCTTGATGTCAAGGTTCCCGCCGCCGCCGCGCCCACGACGAAAGCGTTGGACGATTTGGAAAGGTTGACCGCGGCCGGAGCAGATCCGTTGATGGCTCCAACATTGAGCGCCGATCCGACGGACATGACTCCCCCGCTCCCGTCCGTCACGAATATCTCGGTGTCAAAAGGGGTGTCTCCTGGTGCCGGTGACGCCGGGTTCTCTGGGTTGTAGAAAGTCGCCTTGATCAACCCGGCCGGGAGCGCGCCGGGGACGGTGAGCTTGTACTCTCCAGAACCCGCATCTTCCGGCGTGTCGACGACGTATTCGGACCAGTGGGCCTGATTGTAGTTCTCGTTCGCGGACCCGTTCCAGATCTGACCAAGGTTCAGGTTTCTGAGTGAGCAATAGACACCCAAGATCCCAGTTGATCCAGAAGCATATTGATATCCCGGCATGGTGTCTCCTCAGTGGACCCGGATGGCGCTCATGCTTCCGAACGCCTGGGGAGTCCCGACCGTGTAGGTGGCTTCGTATTTCAGATAGAAAGTCGTGTTGACCGTGGCTTGATACAGGAACGGCGATATCGTCATCGTCACGTTCTGGATGTTCGGCATGGAGCTCGTCAGCTCATTGTAACCCGAAAGGAGCGTCGCCGAATTGTTCAACGGGACCGTCGAGATCCCGACGCTGTAGGCCGAACTGGTGGTCCCCGTCACGGCTTCCATCATGCCGCCGATCATCCACGTCCCCGTCGTCAGAGACATCACCGACAGATCTCCGAAGTTGCTCGTGCTTGGGAAGTTCGTCCCGCCGGTGGCCGTCGCTATGTAGACAACCTCGCCGATGTCACCCTGGAGCGCTTTTGAAGCCGTCAACGAACCGGCGATCCCGCACTGGATCGTGGCAGTCGTCATCACCGTGTTGGTTTCATACCCAGTTCCCAATGCGCCGCCGAGCTGAGTTGTGTTGGAGGCCTGCGGCATGGCGTTGAACCCAAGCCCGGCCGCGTTGTAGAGCCTCTGCGGTGTGGACGGGATCGGATCTTCCGCGCCTATTAACGTCACGCCCGTAGAACTATAAGCCGCATAGCCCGCCTGATATCCGACATAAACATTGTCGGATGATCCAGTTCCACCATCGAACTGTCCGACGTTTATTCCGGACTGGAACCCGACGGCAACATTGTTTCCTCCGGTGGTGATCGTCGCAAGAGAGTCGTAGCCGATTGCTACGTTGCTTGACGAAAGAAGGTTGTAACCCGCATTGACACCGATAGTTTCGTTTGAGTTCCCAGTGCAGAAATTGCAGGCATCCACACCAAAGGAATCGTTGAAGAACCCGTTGATGAGTTGGTTAAGAGAGCCAGAACCGAAAGCCGAGTTGTATCCGCCTGTCCTCAAGCTGACCTCAGAATCCGTCCCGAATCCGCTGTTGTCCGTTCCTGTCCCGGTGGCGCTCGCCCCGGCGGAAGATCCAACGAAGGTGTCATCGAAGGCCCCGTTCTGGAGTCTCGCACCGGCCAAGTAACCCCAAGAGGTGTTCTGGTGCGCATTGCTGACAGACTCGTTCGTGATCAGGTTCTCGTAGCCGTAGCCCATCTGGATCGTGTAGCTGGAGTAGATGACCGGGACCAGGGAAACCGAAGGAGTGACCGCGATCTGGTAGACGACGAAACCGGGCGAGTTCGAGACAAATGATCCCGCCGAGAGCTGTCCCGCCACCGTTCCGCTGGATGTGAAGAACGTCGCGCCCGCCTGAAGGGCGCTCGTGTTCTGGACGTAGGCCGAGAGCGAAGAGGGGATCGCCGACGTGGAGATCGTCCCTGTCAAGTTGGATGCGTTCAAGTTCGTGATCAGATTCCCGTTGAGCGCCGGGTACTGAGAGCCGGAAGTGAGCTGAACCAACTCGTTTCCGTTGTTGAAGACGTTCCCCTGCGCCGTCACGGACGATAGGTTCACCTTGAGCCCCGCCGATGAGGTTCCGATCAGGTAGGCCGTAATCGTGTTGGAATCGGCAGCGACGGAAATAGTCGGGCTCGAAATCTGAGTGGTTCCATTGAACACGGCGAGGGTGCTCGAATTTGCATTTGAGAGAGGAGCCGCCCACGTCCCGTCACCCCTGAAAAACGTGCTCGACGTTGCCCCCGTTCCGGAGTTGAGGTTGGCCACGGGCAGGTTTCCAATCACCTGGCTTGACAGGCTCACGGACGAAACTGAAAGGGTGACGGAAGGCCCGGAGCCGCCGCCCGCCAACCCGGAACTGGCGACTATGGTTATGACGCTCCCGGCTCCCTTGGAGTTGAACGTGTTCCAATCCTGAGCTTGAAGGATTCCGGTCGATGTGGCGCTGGCATAGACGCTGTTCTGGGCGTATGTCGCCGCCGCACTTGAAGTCTGGAGATAGGTGGCGGCCGCCGAGCTCTGGGTTAGGTAGTTCGAGGCCGCCGAGGTCGTGGAAAGATATTGAGCCGCCGCCGTCGTTGTTGAGAGGTATCCCAGGATTGTCGTTGTCGAGACATAGGCGCTCCCGAGTGCGTTTATCTGGTTCTGAAGGCTGACCGTGGAGCCAGAGAGTGTCCCCGTGGCCGCGCCGACAGAAGCCATCTGGGACTGGAGCGAAACCGTCGAAACGGAAAGGGCCGAAACTGAGACGTTGAGAGCCAAAGTCGAGACGTTTATCGCCGTTATCTGCGTCTGGAGGCTGTTCGTCGAGACGTTAAGGGCTGTGGTCGAGACGGCGAGACTCGCAAGGGCCACTCCTTGAGATGTCGTCGAGACTCCCAGCGCGGCGGTCGAAACCCCGATTGCGTTGAACTTTGACTGAAGGTCGGACTGGTTCCCGATAGTTCCTGTGATATTCCCCCAGGACACGCTGGCCGTGATGGTTGTCGTGGAGTAGAGCTGAGTCCCGTCTTGGAACGTGACGGTGGTTGTCTTGACCCCTTTATTGGCCGTGAGAAGGTGGGTGGTCGTGTCAACCGTGACGTCTGAATTCGTCGTGATCAGTCTCTGGTTCGAACCGTAAGCTACCTGAGAGACTGGAAGGATCGGCTGGACTGAATCAGCAAACGCGAGATTGCAGGCCCCCAGCGCGAAAAATATGCCCGTGAAGATGAACTTCTTCACTCATCAGTCCTTGGCCGTCAAGATGACTTTCAAGTTGACTCCCCCCTGGTTCGGTCCGGTTATGTTGTACCTGAGGTAGTTGTAGTCAACAACGCCGAAATCTTGGACGGTCGTTGTGGATGGATTTATGGCCGTGAAGGTATTCGAGTTCACGGTCTGTCCGCCCGCCGTCGTCGAGTAGGCGGTCCAGTTCACACCGTCGTTGGAAGCCTGCCAAGAGGCAGAAGCCGAGCCCGCTATGTATGTGCTGGGCGTCACCGTATAGGTGTGCGCCGACGTCGTCGGGTCGGTGCTCTTCAAGATGACCGGGAAATTGGATTGCGCGAGGGCGCTCGTGGTCGCCAGTTCGATGTCGTTGGCGTCTGCGACGATGACGTAGTAAGTGGTCCCACCAACAAGTCCGGCTATGCTTCCTCCGGAAGGAGTGCTGAAAAGGACCGGCAGAGCCGTTGTGAAGCCGTGGTTTGGCAAAGATATTGTCGCCGAACCGGAAGAGTAAGCCGGATTCAAGCCACCCGTGAAGCCGACCGCCGTCAACTGGGACTGAGTTGAAGATGTCAGGGTATAGTTGTAGACCGTCCCGTTGTTGGTCGCCGTCGCATAGACCACGTTGGACGTGTTGCTGGCCGCGATCAGCGGACCCAGAACCGCATTGGCGTCTATCGCCGCCGCTATCGAACCGGCGGCCGTCGACGTTGTCGAGCTGGATCCGAGCGTCCAGTTCGTCGGGTACTGAAACACGGTCCCGTTTATCGTGAAAGAGGCGTTGTCCTGTCCTCCGGTGAACAATGCCGATCCAGCCGTGAACCCGCTGAGACCGGGTCCCTGCGTTGTGGCAAGGGTTATCAGGTTTCCGGCCGCGCCCGCCGCACCCGCCTTGAGATTCACAACCCCGCCAGATGTGGAGGCGGTGACGTTCCCGAATCCGCCCGTGTCGTCAGAGTTGATCGTCGTGGATATGCTGTTCAGGAAATTTGTGATGGATTGGGCCGCGCCAGTGGATGTGTTCGAGGCGTCGCTCCAGTGGTATCCGTTCCGGTAGGTGTAAGCCCCGACCTTGAAGTACGCCCCTAGCAAGGCGCGATTAAGACCACCAGAGAAATTTGTGCTGGAAACCGAAACCAACGGAGAGGACGTTGTCGCCATGGTGTAGGCGTTCTGGAAAGAACCGTTCACCGTTGCGGTCGCGAATATCTCGCCGGACACGTTTGATGCCACGATGGAGCCGATTCCAAGAGCCGGACCGTTCCCTCCGATGTCGTTTATGAGTCCGGCGAGGATGCCCGCGGCGTCCGTGACTGTGTCCGTGCTCGGCCAGTTGGCCCCGTAGGTGAAAGCGAAATTCTGAAGCGTGTTGTTGATCGTGACGGTCGTCGGATTTGTGCCTCCGCTGTACACCCCTGTTGAGACGTAGTTCCCGTTGCTCGACGTCACTGGATAGCCGTTGTAGGATGTCCCGCTGGATATGTAGGTGATGGCGACCCCGGTGGAGCTGACCACGGACGCCGTGAAGGTTCCTCCCGCATTTATGGCGGAAGCGAGAGTTGTCGCGGCGTGCTGGATCGTGTCTGTGCTGGCCCAGTTCCCACCCCACGTGTAGGTCAGATATCCGTTCAAGACGATGCTTGGCGAGGACGAGGAAATGTAGGCATAACTGCTCAAAGCCGTCGTGAAGCTGGCCGGGACTCCCGCCAAACCAGTAAGCGATTCCACCGTGATCTGGCCCGTTGCAGGGGACCCGAGGATCTGAGCGGTCGTCGGCATTGTCAAACTGTCTGTCGCGAAAGAGGCTATGAGTGCCTGTGTCGACACAACCGTGATCGTGGCCGTGGACTCCTGGCCACCGATGAACGTCTGGGCCGGTATTGTGGCGGAAGCGTAAGTCACCTGAACCGAGAGCTTCGACGCCGCGCCCTGAGGAGATGCGAACTGGAGGAGGTTCTGGGTCGCCACCGTGCTGTATGCCAGGGCCGGGTTGTTAACCAGGGTCACAGTGCCAGAGACTGCGAAAGCTGGCGCTGAAAGTCCGGCCAGAAGAAATGCGGCGGTCAGGAATTTTCTCATGATTGTTCTCCTCAGTATTTGATTATCTTCGTGACCACTCCGGAAGGTTGCATGTTGTTGTGAGCGGCCCCTCCTCCCGTGAGATTGTTCGTCGCCGTCGTCTGTCCGGTTGTCGGATCGAACTGCGTTATGTAAATAGGCGAACCTGAAACGATGAGTCCGGTCCCGGTGCTTTCCGAGGCATTGGAACCGACGAAATTCGTTGAGCCGGCTGATGGTCCGTGGCTGTGCGGATTCTGACTGTGGTTGTGGGAAGGCATCTCTCCAACAACAAGGACATGGGTTTCCTCGCCCAGAGTTTGACCAAGAGTCCTTGGGGTCAACCCGGAACCGGTCCCGGCTCCTATGCTGGTCCTGCCCCTCATGTCCGGCACGTTGAAGTTCGGACCGCTCCCGCCCCAGGTATAGCCTATAACGGCAAAGAGGGCCGGGTACGACGTGGCCGAATAGCTCGAACCGTCGCACATGAGCCATCCGGTCGGTGCCGTGCTTCCAGCGAAATCTATCATGGAACCCGCGGGCGTCGCCTCCGTGTTCAGGTAAGTCCAGTAGGCGTCAGAGGATTGATTCGGCAGAGGGTTTCCGACATTATCGTCTATGGCCGAAGAGAACATGAAATTCGTTCCGTCCTGCCGGACGATGCTCCCGGTGTAGTACGTCGTGTCCGGGTCCCAAGCCGGTATTCCGTCTTGGAAAAGGTTGCAGAGCTGTTGGAAGATCAAAAGCGTGATGCCGTTCATGTCCTCCAGGTAGGGGGCCTTGTTTCCGGAGATGACGGCTTGCTCCCAACCGTTCTGCGTGAATGCCGGGAGCGCCTGAATCGTGGCGGCGTCCTGCGTTGTGACAGGGAATCCGGCCGCTTTCGAACCGAACTGTCCGAAGTTGGCCGTTGTTCCTGCGGCACCGAAAAGATTTTGGAATACTCGGGGGATCTTCGCCATCAGATCGAAACCACGTTGGCCAGCACGCCGCAAGAGTTCGGGAGTATCTGCGCGAGAACGACGGCACCCCAGAGATCGTCTGGATCTGGGTCGATGGATTGATGTTGGTAAGTCATGGTCATGTTCCCATTGTCGACCAAATTCACGTAGATTCCGAACGTAGTGTACAATATGGCGTCAAGTGCTCCAAGAGTCAACGGAGAGGAGTCGAGAAGCGCCTTGAACTGAATCATTCGGCGCATCTGCGGGTCCGTCAGGACCGCCGTCGTCACGTCGTCGTATTGGAGCCAGAGCCAATTCGGCGCAGAGCCCGCGTAAGTCGCCCACCCATAGTAAGAATCCGGAGACGGATCGTTGTATGGAACCAGAGACCAATAGTTTCCGCTCGGCAACCCGAACAACTGTCTCGGGATTCCACGATATGTCCCGAGGATCGTCAACTGCGCCCCGGAAGCCGTGGCCAGCTCGAAGGCCTCCTGAACCTGTGTCGTGATCTGGTTCTGAACCAGAGCGCCGACGTAGGCCTGGATCGTGCCAATCGCATTTGGAAGCGATACATACTGGACGATCAGCAGTTCGCTGTAGTAAGAGAGAACGTCCGAAGTCAGCATCAGGTCGACACCGTTATGTTCGCCGATGACACAGTGAAGTAGTGTTGCGCGTCGGTCGGCTCGACGATGGACGCCCAGCTCGAATTGTCGACGGAAACGCCCTGGGTTGCGCTGATGGAGAGGATCGCCGTCGGAGCGATCGCTTGCATGGCCCTGAGCACGTCGCCTATGCTCGGAGTCTGCCCGAGCTTGTAGACCAATACCGGGGCCAGCGCGACCGCCACTTGGGAATTCGAAAGGAGCTGTGGACCGACCCAGTTGACGGTGAAAGCTATGTAAAGCGGTTGGGATATGGCCACGTCCCATTGGGCCGCGAATGTGGAACCGTTTGGCCTCGTCACGAGCTGGGACACAGACCCCTTCATGGCGCACCCCGGACTCTTTTTAACGTAGATGGCCTGAGCGATCTGTGCGGCGGTCCCGCCGGCTACGATGACCCAGATGCAGTTCTTCGGGATCGGTCCAACGGTCGCGCCGGTGTCGTTCTCGACGACATAGGCGTCCGTGACTCCAGGGATGTTCCTCAAGAGTGACTCCATGGCGTCGCTCATCCCGGTGGAAGCCAATGTAAAACTCTGATCATGCCGGATCTGGAGCTGGGCATCTGATTCCTCGTTCACACCTATGATGTCGGAGGCCACAGACGGATTGTTGACGGAAGTTATCCCGAGTGTCGCCGTGACTATGTTCGTTATCGTGTTTGCGATAGTCGTCACAACACCAATCGTGACGGCCTGAAATGTGACGGTCTGCGTTCCCGCAGAGGCGAACACAAGACTTGTCACGAGCTGGAACTGGTTCCCGGCTTCGTCTGCGACCGTGAAAGCCGGAACCGCCGTCTGGTCCAATCCAGGCACCGTTATCGCCTGAGAAGCCGTCACAGCGACCTGGGCCTGCGTGTATGTTCCCTGCTGTCTCGCGAGCCCGTTGAGCGCGACGAGTTGGTCGAGGCGCGGTCCGTAAGAAGTCGGAACGGCGAAGTTGTTGTAGGTGTCCAAGAGCAGTTCGAGATAATCTATGTCGGACTGAGCAAATATATTTATAAGCTGGCCGTCCGGAGAGTTCGATTCAAGGTTCACGTCCGATCCGTAGATGGACTGCAACGCCGACTCCAGGAAGGAAATTATGTTCGCCAGGGATTCTATGGCCAGACCGGCCCCGCTTATCGTGCTGACGTTTGGATCGACTGGTAGGCTCATGTCAACTCCCCTGCGGCACTCCCGCCGCCAAAGCTATCGTATTCTGCACGTTCGTACTGTAGATCGTGTCGATGTTATAAGTCGCAGAGAACTTCCTCGTGTTCGGATCAAGGCTCATCGTGAAACTGTTGATCCGGACAACTCCCGTGCGCGCCAATATGACGGCCTGGAGTTCCGTGTTCAGGTTCGCCTCCTGGTTATAATCGAGCCGCGCGATCCAGTCCACGAAGTCGCCTAGCGACCAAAAACAATTTCCCTTCCAAGACAAGAGAGCCGTCTGGATGTCGAGCGCGATCGCATTGTTCTGCGTCGCATAGCTGTAGATCCCTTTTCCAAAAGTCCAATCTCCGATTCCAGTGAGTTGCCTGAATATCATCATCACTCCAAGAGCGTGTTCAAAGTGTCCTGAACCGTGACGAGCGCCGCTATCGTTGCGGCCGACACGATTCCGCTTGTCCCGCTGACCGTCACCGTGAGGGTCGACAAAACGTTTATCAAATCCGTCACGCAGGTCAAAAGAGAGGTCGCAGAATTCTTTATCGAAACAAGGGTCCCAAGAGTTATCTCCGCGCCGTCGGCCGCCGTCAGGTCGATGGTATCGTTTATATCAAACTCCGCGCCGCCTTCAGCCGTTATCGTGTAACCATCAGACGTCAGCGCGAGATTCGTTCCCTGGTAAGAGAGGACGACCTGATCCGTTGGGTAGGGCGGCAGTTTGCTGTTCAAGGCATTAAGGCCAACCAAAGCGATCCCGTCGCTGAGGTCGTGCATCCTTGGATCTCCCGGAACAACTTCGGCTCCGTTCTGGAACCACTCGTCGATCCTCCGGTCGCTGAACAGGATCAGACACTGGTCGCCGGCCTGGATCGGGAACTGGATCGCGCCGCCGCCGCCCTGAAGAGTGAACACCGGAACGTCAACGAGGACGGGCTGGGATTGAGTCGTTCCAGTTGGGAGCGTCCATTTGAAGAGGATCTGGACTTGCGCCGTTTTCTTCGTGACGTCGAAGGATTGAATGGAACCTATCTTGACGCAGTTCAACGTCGAGAAGATATCCAGCTTCAAATTCTGTAGGACGAGGTTCAAGTCTGGGTCTATTATGCTCTTTACTTGGAGAGGATTTGTCACGCGGCAACCTCCACGAACGGCCGATCCGGCTGGAACAAAGTCGCCTCAGTTGTGAACGTCTCGCACACCGCGCCGGATATCGTCCCGGCGTGGATCAATCTCAGAACCGTGTAATCTCCGCTCATCCTGCTCTCAAGAGTCGTGAGGTGGACCTGCTGTTGAGGTTCAAGCCTCGGCTCGAACAGCATCTGGACGTTGACGTGGTTCGCCTGGAGCCTCGGCGTTCCGATGATCCCAGTGTCGTAATTTATCTCCGTGAGCAAGCCCTGGTTTAGGAGGTATTCCCACTGGTTCACGATGTAAACCTTCTCGTTGTTTATGAATGCGAACCCGCCCGTCGGAAGGACGGTCCTCGTGAGATAGTCCCATGCGTTTCCGCTGGCCGTGACTCCGCGGCTGACCGCTGGACTGGCCGAGTCGAGATCTCCAAGCGCTCCAAGCGTGACATGAGCCATCTGGCTCACAACCGCGCGCGCGAGGTCGCTTTTCTTGTACGGATACGGTTTCGTCACGTTTGCCGTTGAATTGTCCCTCGCGTAGCCACCGTCCAAGCAAGAGATTTCCGTGATCCAATCTGGACCTTGTCTGTACGAGAAGGCCTGCTTCACGTTACCCTGGAACACGAGCGGCAATTGCTCTCCGCTGTAACCTGCCGAGAACGTGATCTGCTTGTAAATGATCTGCTCGAAGGCGTCCTTGTAGATATCGCTCCTGACGTCAGAAGCCAGGTTGTAGATCCTGAAAGTAGCCGAGCCAGCGCTCAGAACGCTGGATTTTATTATCTGGAACCTGCACGTCAACGGATAATTTATCGTGTGGGTGACCGCCGTCCCGTCCGCATTCATGGTTCTTCCCTGGACCGTCATCGTGTAGAGCCTCCCGAACTTGCTCACGGGTTCACCAGTGCCGGAGGAGCGAATACCAACTGTTCCACTTGTTGAACTTCCGCCGCATCCAAAATGTAAACCAATATCCGTCCCGTCTGGAAATCCGTCACAAGGATTGGATCGACTCCGTCGAGGGACTGTATCAATATCCCGAAAGGGATGACGTTTCTCCACGGCCTGAGAATGTTCGCGCCCTGCTTTATGTTGTAGCCGTTGAGGGTGAGCGCCGGATGTATGACGTTCAAGCACCACCTCTGTATCCCTGCGCGGTACACGAACTCGAGCTGGAGCGTCGATCCGTCGGCAAGGACGAACGTGACCATCTGATCCGCCGAATTCGTCAGGCTGTTTATTAGTATCATGCGAATCCCGCCGCTGATAGGGTCCCCGGAATGTCGGACACTATGGTCCCCTGGACCTTCCCGTTGTTGACCGGATTCTGGATCTGGCTTGATGCCCGGCCCGCGACGTTCTGGGCGGCCAACTGGGGGGACAATCCAGACCCGGGAGAAGTGGTCCCAACGATTCTGACCTCTTTCACAGTGACGGATATCTCGCTCCAGTCCTTCGTCGTTTCATCCTGGGTAAACGACATGCTCTCTATGCACACGCTCCGGAAATAGTTGAAAGGTGTCGCCAAAGTGAACACGGTGTTGTTGGCCCACAGCGCATAGAGTTGTTGATAGGCCATCTGCTGTTTCGTCTGTGTCACGGCTGAACCCGTGAAGAGTCCAACGAGATTCTGCGCCCTGCTGACGTAGCTGTCCACGGTGTTGACCAAATTCGTGGCCTGGGATGTCAACTGCGCGATCTTCGGCACGATCGCCGGAGTATAAGATCCGAGGATCGCCGGAAGTTCCGTGAGCTTTCCCTGGAGTGTGGCCAAGGCCCCAACGACTCCAGACACCGGCGTTATGGAAAGCTCCGCGACGAAACCCCTCAACGTTATCCTCTGCGGCTTCTGGGCCACCTGGTCGTTGAAGAAGGCGTTCTGCTCCGAATAATGATCCGTTATCTCCGACTGGACGTTGACGACCGTCTCTCCCTCGTAATCAAAAACGAACCCGGCCAAACCCGTGGCGCTGGCCGGCTTGAGAAGGTACTGGTTCGCAAGTGTGTTCAAGTACCCGCTGGCGGAGGCGTTCATGTTCAGAGGATTCAGGTTGAAAGAAGCCGCCTGGGAGACCTGGGCCGTGAGGTTGGAAGGCAATATATCCGCGAGAGACATCAGCGCCCCGAGTTGTTGGATTGCTTCATGGCATTCACGAAATGGCTGTTCAGAAGTTCACTCACGACCTGGGCTGCCACTTCTTTCGCAGATTCAGCCATGCTCTCAATGTTTTGCGTCACGTTTACAACGGTCCTGTATGCTTCTGCGGTATCTTGCCTGTTTATCCTGCTCCCTGGAACAAAAAATTCCATGTCGCCCAAGAGCCTTTTACCTGCTGTGTTAGATCTAATATTTCCAATCCCAGTTGCGAGTGGAACGACTGCATTTTTCAAAAAGTCCGAGATGACACCTCCGAGCTTGTCCAGCAATGGAAGAACCTGCGTTATCGGTCCGATGAAGTCCATTTCCATGTGCTCCTTGAACTCTTCCAGCTTGACTTCAAATCTCTTGAAGTCTGCCGTCTGCTCCGGCGTCTGGAGGACGGTCGCCATCTTGTTGAAAAGAGCCGGGTTCTGAAGGACAGAGGACATCTGCATGAGAGAAGGATCTATCCCCATCTGCTTTAGGAAACCGGCCGCTTGGTTCTTGTCCTTGAAGTTGTTGGCGTTTATGAGCGCCTGCTTCAGCATGGAGAAATAATTTCCGCTTGTTCCGACGTGGAGGGAACCCGCTGCTTGCAGGAAGGCATCTTGCGGCGTGCCGGATTTCAAAGCAGCCAAAGCCGCTCCGATGTTCCGGATCGAAGATTCTACGCCCTTCCCTTCTCCTGTCACCTGCTGGGCGACGCTGGCCCACTTCTGAAGGGAGATGGCCGACTGGCCCGTCGTTGCCGTGAAGTCAGTCAGGTTGTTGGCGAGGCTGATGGAGTTCTCTATCAAGTCTTTCAGCTCGAAACTCATGCCAGTCAAAGAGGTGATCCCGGCCGCGACTGAAAACGGGATTTCTCCAAGCGCGTGGGCGAAGTCTTTCAACTTAAATGTGTCGGCATCGACTCCGAGCCGTACTTTCAGGTTGCCTATTTCCACTATGAACCCCTGTTCAATTCGACGGAAGCTCTCTCGTAATCGTTGCAGAAATCTTCGTATTGGAGCGCGGCAACGACCTGGTCCGCCGGGACTCTCATGATCCTGCCAGGATCGGCTCCCCAGTAGCCCGCCTTGGCGAGTCTCAGTGAGATGCCTAGAGCGAGTCCTGCGTTCACGGTGACTGGCGGCTTCCGGTCGGTTCGTTCTGGGTGGTAGTTGACTTTGAAGAGAGGGTCAAAAAAAAAGGTTTCATGTTCACCTCGATTATCTTTGAGCAGATCTCGAAGTAGTCACCGCGCGCCTTCTCCCCAACCTTCTGATCGTTGAAGAGCTGAGGAGAAACCTTGTGAATCCCCCACATGGCAAGGGCAAAGCACGGGTACAATGCTTTCCTGACGTTTGGATTTGCGAGGATGGCGTCGTCTATTTCCGATGACGGATCCATCCCGAGCGTGACGGACTTGACGGCTTCCACAAGGCAAACCGCGTCCTCGAACGGGGCCGTGCTTACGTGGAGGTTCTCACCGCTCTTGAGCTTGAAGTCGTGGTTCGACATGGATCACTGGATGGAGATCTGGCAGTTGGCGAACTGGAGCATATACACCGACACGCTCTGTTCCGAGTCACCTTCGGCGCTCGTCTTGACTTCCTGCTGTTTCACGAAGATGCCGCCCGAGCATTGGTAGACCTTGCTCACGACGTTTCCGTTGCCATCCCCGACATGCTTCACGAACACGCCTGTCAAAAGCTCGAAGGTCGACTCTGATTGGATCCACTGCTGCATACGCCCGAGAAGGTATGTGTCGTCAACGCCGCCGAGCAAGAGCCTGAGCGTGACGTCAGCGATGCGGCCCATCTCGTTCTTCGCGAAGATCGAGTTCCCTTCCTTCCCGGCCTTGAGGGTGGCCAGGTTGTTGGGGAAAGTGACGTCGAACGGTATTCCGTCCGCCAAAGTGGAAATGACGTTCCCGTCTATCTGGGCTGTGTCCGAACCTGTTAAACTGACCGCACCTGGCATAATTTTTCTCCTTTAGAGATTGATCTGGACGACGACGGAAGAAGTGTGTATCGCGCCGGCCATCTTCGCCGCGATCTGAATGAGTGGAGCTTGGCGCGCATTCCTGGCCGCTACAGACTGCTGGGCAACGGGTAGGCTGTAGACGTAGAACCCAATCGCCGCCACAGCGTTTATCAAGTTCGTCACGTTCCCGAATACCGTGCTGGAGTTCCACGCGCCAGGGGCCAGCACTCCAGCCGTCACCGCCTGCTGCATCACGTTCCGGTAGGCGTTCTTGAGCCCGTCCATGCCCGTCTCCGTCTGCGGGATCTTCGTGTTCGTCTGGGCCAGATAATCGAACCCGGCAACTTGTAGCGCGAAAGTCATCCAGAATTGGTTGTAGATCTGATCGAAGAACCCGTTGGCTCCGCTCGTGAAGAGATTGCCGGTCGCCACGAGACCTTGGAATCCGAAGGGCGGGTATATATCCACACCCGTCGACTGGCAGGTGTTGAGGTCCGTTTGCGTGAGAGTCGAGTCTGGCAGGAACCCGACGAGCTGCTTCATGTTCATCGTGCTGGCCTGTAGAGCGCCGGCGAAGTTGACGGATAGACCGCGCGAAGCGTAAGCCGCCGCGAAGTCGACCGTGTCCTGAAGCGTTCCGTCGTTGTAGTACAGGCCCCTCGTGTTGTTCAGGTTTGAGGCCGCGAGGTTCGCCAACATTCCTCCGGGCTGGAAGTCGGCCTTGTTGTTCGAGGATATGAAGGCCATCTGCTGAACGCTCTGGATGTACTTCGAAAGCGTGACGATGCTCGTTGGAACGAAGTCAACTACGACGCCGAAGAAGTAGACCGCATTCGCCACGCGGATCAAAGCAGAGTGGACCGGCTCCAATCCGCTGGCTGTTCCTCCAGAGAGATTTGTCGCAGACACCGGCGCGACTTGATGGTTCGTCGCGATACCGAATATGCTTGCCGTCACGAGAGCAGAAGCCGCGGTTGATGCTTTTATAGCCGCTACGATCTGAGATGCCGTGGAAGCTCCAGAAGCGATCTGGACGGAAATTGCGTTCGAGATGACCGTGACGACTTCTGCTCCGGCCGTTCCGCCGGTCGTGTAGGCCACGGTTATGGCGTTTCCACTTGTCCCCAAGGCAACCGCCGTATAGGTTATATCTTGGATAGAAACGAATGCCGGCAGGTCCTGATTCTGGAGACGAGGGATTATGGCCAGGTATCCGCCAGTCGTGACCGGGTTAGGATTTTGAGCGAAGAAGGCTTGCGCGATCGCCGCCGCTTTGCTGTTTGAACCGAAATCGTTGGCCACGCTGTTCGGGTCAAGGTATTGTTCGGATGATTGCGTTCCGTACCAGATCGGAACTTCCTGAGATATGAGCCCGACCGTGTTTATGTTCGGGACCGCGATTCCCTGCGGGGTTCCTTGCAAGGAGACCTGGATGATGTTCGAGGGGGGAAGGTTCTGGCTCATCTGAAATTCTCCTTTAGGCGTTAACGACCAATTGAGGCGGCACAGCTTTCGAGAAGTCCGTGTAGTAATCTACGACGGGGAGCATCTTCTGGTTGACAGACGTCGTCTTTAAAGTCGTCGTGAAGCAGTTTATCATGGCCGTTTCTTCTATGAAAGAGGTGTCCAAGAACGGGCCAGGGAACTTGGCTATGTTCATCTGCCACATCTCTTGCTGTGCTTCGGACAAGAGCGAGTTGATAGAGAATTCAATTCCTCCGTTCACGGAAATCCCGCGCGCCGTCGCATCATAGCTCATAACGTCCACCTGCAGTAAGTGGAGCATCGTCCTCGTCTGGATCTCCGTTAGAACGCCTGTTACTGGATCAGGAGCCCAAGCGTCAACTGAACATATCACCTTTGACGGCCCGAGGTATCTGACGACAACGAGCGGACCGGGCGTCGGAATCAAAATCTTTTGATAGGCGAGAAGGACCTGAGAAGGGCTGAGATTGCACCCTTGCTGGATGACGTCCGCGACGATCTTCGCCGGTTCACGATATTCAAACGTCACAAAAGACCCACGCCTTCTATAAGCTGGTACTGGTAGAACCCGGCCTGGCTCCAATCTGAGCTGGCCATGACCCGGTACTGAAGTCCGTTCCTGTCCTTGATGATCGTGTCAACGGCCATCTCAAGATCAGTGAAAAGTTCCCACCACTTGAACTTGCGCTGCCCTTCCGGCTTGATCATGAGCTTGCGTGGACTCATCGGCTGGACATTGCCTTCAAACCAGAGAATAACGGGCGTCTTAGACGACTCGTCAAGTTCGTGATCCACAGTCTCCTTGACGACGATTGTGAACTGCATCGTGTCCTCGAATCCCGTGATCGTGCTGGCCATGTTCGGCATCATAGGGCGCGCATCCAAGAATCGTACATTTCTTCGTTTGTCGGGGCCTGATCCAAAATGACTTCCCACTTTCTCGTCTTAGGATTCAGGAACAAAATGAGCAGGCCCATCTCGAACTTGCCGATGAGGCACACTTCCACTTCAACGGTATATTCTTTCTTCATGCCTGAACCACTTGTGACGCAATCGAACGACGCAATTGCCCAGTATCTGTCAAGTAACTGTGTCCCCAGTCCCCGAATCCTGCGGTGTCGAATGCTTCACCTATCGCCGTTTCGCAAGCGAACCCGAGATCCGACATGACGCCCCACACATCACCTTCCGCGAATTTCTTGAGCGCGCCGGCTTCGACAACGTCTTTGATTATACCGTCAGCCTTGACCGTGAGTGGCATGCGAAGGAAAGATCGAATTGGAACTCCGCGGCCAAACTCATGGATGAAACCCAGCGTGGGGTTATTGATCCCGCCTCCATCCCTACGGATCTTGGTCTGCTGGCCGCTCTTGTTCTTTGCGCCCATGATGCCGACGTCCACGGCAAGGTTAGATTCCAGGCCCCGGATGAACTTGTGGAGTTTCGAGAAATCGTATGTGACCTTTGACTTCATACGGGATTGAATCCGTCTGGAGGAAAGTATCCGTTTGGTCCGCCGACTATGGCCATGTTCCCGACCGTCCTCGGCTCGGCCATCTGCATGTAGCGTTGTCCAAAGGTTGTCATGAAGAAGTACAGGAACATCGGATTCTCGGCTACCCTTGGAGACGGAACCATGTAGGTGACGTTGGATGGGCCGACCCCTTTTGACACCTGGACACCCTCTCCTGCGTTTCGAACTCCGCGGCCGCGAGGGACCGCCGATAGACCGCCGGCCATCTGCTGTATGTTCATGACCATGAGATGCGCGGCGAGGTAGAGGAGTGCGGTTGTCCGCTGTTGGACCGTGTCCCAGAGGCCCTGCGAGAAGTACGAACCGTCGAGAGCCTCGTTTAATGCCCGAGTGATGTCCGGATCTGTGACGGAATCCTGGCCGTCACCGTATGAAAATTCTCGGACAAAGTAGGCTTTAAAATCAGAGACGGCGGGAGGCCAGGACATCCATCCTCCTCACCGTTTCTTGACGTTGCTCTGGAACGAATCTTGTTTTGGTTTCTCGTCTTTGGCTCTGAGAGCCTGGTTCTGGGCGATCAAGGTGGCGTTCTTGGCTTGCTCTTCTGCCAATTGCTTCTTGAGCGCGTCGATTGACATAACGATCGAAGGAGTCTCTTTCGCTATGTCGATCAATCCGACGGAAGCCAAGAGCTTCTCTTCCGCTTCGTCCAGAGCTTCGACGGTCTGGTTTGGCCCGAGCACAAAGCTGGCTTCAGATGCCGGCTGATCCGGCCTTCGCTGGAGATACCAGATCATGTTCTTCGGATTCCTGAAAATTATCCGGCTTGTCCGTTCTGCAATTGCTTCTGTCATGTTGACCTCCGCGCCGGTGTCACGAGGCCCGCCGGCAGGCTCAGTTAAAGTAAACCGTCAACCATCAAGTGTGGTCGAAATATAGCGCTTCCGCAGGCCGGAACGCAACCACACCCGTGAACTGGCCGTAGCCGAGTCCTTCAAACGTGACAGGTCCGACAGGGACGGGAGCCGCCAGGACGAAGTCCATCGGCAGGTCCATCCGAATCGACTTCGGATCTTTCCGATAGAGCATGTAGCGCTGGGTTCCGTTTGTCGCCCAGAATCCGGCATTTGTCGCCATCTTGCCGTAGAGAGAACCGTACACGACGAAGTTCGGGTTGCCGGTGATCTTCTTGAAGGAAGCCTCCAAGAGGTCGATGAACATGGATCCTGCCAAGGGGAACGAAGGATTCACGAACGCGGCGAGACCAAGATAATCGTCGATTGGTATCTCGAAGTGGTCAGGCATGACCGTGTTGTTCGAGTTCAGGAAGTAGGCCGCAATGATCGTCGAGACGAAGGTCTGCCAGTCCGTTGTCGCGAACGTGCTGATGTTCTTTGTGATGACGGTCAGGTTGATGTTGACGCTTGCCTGAGACAAGAGCCCAGGGAAGTTCGTGGCATCGGATTGGAGTCCGAGGAACGAGAGCTGTTGGATTCCAAGATCCCAGTCCATCTTCACCGCTTCCAGTTTTCCGGAAACGACGTCCCAGTTGTTGAGCGCGAGAGCTTTGTTGACTTCGAATGTCGAGTAATCATACGACTTCGCCCACAGCGCGACGGCCTGAGTGACGGGCGTTGTCCCGATGTTCATCTTCGCGAACTTCTGTTGGTTCGAGCCGGTGTTGATGATTCCCTGCTCGAATGAACCGCCGATCTTGTAGACCAGGTTCGTTTTGATGTTCTCCATCCAGGCCGCTTCACCTGGAATGACCGGGATGTAATCAGCGAACGGGATCTCGTAGAACTTCTGGTCCACGGTCTCAGCACGGATGAGGGTCGTCGTCTGGATCGTGTACTGGTAACCAAGAGTCGTCGAGCTGACGGCTCCGTTCGTCGCGTTGTAAAGCTCTATCGGATTGATGACGTCTGGAATCCGGATCGACCGGGAATCTTTGATGTTGAGGGGCACCGAATTCTTCAGCTCCTCCATGATCAACTGCTTCGGCGTTTTCATTTTAAATTCTCCTTGTGGTCGACGATGGTTAGGCGTTGGAAACTTGGATGGTCTGGATGATGCGTCCCATTCCGCTGGCCGGGAAGTAGTCAAGCGCGATCCCGCGGGTCGGGTTGGCACTCTGCACTTCAACGAGCTGGCCCGTGCTGTCGCTTTCGACTTGAGCCCCTGGAACGATGGCAACGGCGGTGGCCTGCTGCCAGATGACGGCCCCTCCGAAGAACACGATTTCAACCTTGTCTCCGGTTGCGAACGTCGCGTCCTTGGTGATGTAGGCGACCATTCCGATGGCCTTCGTGCCTTGAGGGCAGGCGATCACGCGGGGATAAGGACCCGTGTTCGTGTTGTCCAAGATCACGAACTGGCCCGCGACCAAAGGACCGGTCAGAACGATGGCCGTGAAATAGCCGTTCTGCATCGTTTGGATGTCGATTTGCCCAGGGATCGGGAGGATGCCCTGTTGGTTTATGTTGATGTTCTGTCCCATTGAATTATCTCCTTTGGTCGATGGTTAAATTATTTCTTGCCGGCGGAACCGTAGCGGGCCGCGCCTTCAGCCGCTAGATCTGATACACTCCTGAACTTAGGCATCTCTATCACGCCGCCCTTGTTTCGGAGCTCGTCGAGCTTGGCCGCGCGGTCCGCAGAGTTCTTCCGTTCCTCGTCCTCTTTCGCTTTCTCGGCGTTCTTGCGCTCTATCTCTTCTTTCTCTTTTTCTTCGGCGTTCTTGCGTTCCTCTTCCTCGGCCTTTTTCTTTTCCTCGTCGGAGTTGTAGACCTTCGGAAGGTCGCCGGCCTTCTCTTTCAAGTTGGTTGGCTCGTGCTTGGCGGCGGAGTTGCACATGCCGCAGTTCTTCTTGGCGTTCTCTTTGTGCTCTCCGTCCTTGTGCTCCTTCTCCATCTTGTCGGATTCGGCGTTGTGTAGGAATTGGCTCTTGAGTTCCAAGACGGTTTTCTTTCCGTGCCCTGGCACGTCGATGAGATCCATGTCGTTTAAGCTTGACGGGTTAGACTTGACGAAGCTGTTCACCAATTCCTCGATCGTTTTGTTGCCGTGCCCTTCCACCGCGACCGTAGAAGTGGCAATGTCGATCTCCACCTTCTCCCCCGGCTTATCTTTCTTGAACAGACTGAGCAATCCCATAACGCCTCCTTTGGCTGAATTCAACAATTCTATCCGCGCACCTTCGTAGCGCGGGACCGACACGACAGCAATGTGAGTCCCCTTTCCGTTGATCGCTTCTTTGACGTATGGGACCTTGTGATATTCTCCACCGTCGCCCCACTCCGAAACGTTGTAGGCGCACGAAATCGAATGGCCTGCCTCGATGTTCTTTCTGGTTGCTTCATCCCAAACGTAGCCGCGCGCGTGCCACCAACCGTCTACCGAATCGTAATAAACCTCCGTGACGATTCCCTGGAAAGTGCCCTGGTTGTATTCTTTCGGATTGACCTTGCGGTGGTCCCAGTTGACGATTGGCTTGCCGAGGTAGGTCGGCATGATCTTGTCGAGCGCGGCCTTCTGAACCAGGATGTTCCCGCCGACTGTTTTCCCGTCCGTGGTTTTCAAATCTTCGTAGTGGACGACGCCGGGGTCAATGACCTTCATATCGACGATGGACGGCCAGCCGTCGATGGAGTTGTTCTCCAGTTGGAATTTTTCAAGAACAGCGCCGGTCACACTTTATCCTTGCCGGACAAATAACCGTGGAGGGCTTTGTCCTCTTCGCTGGTCAGATCGTCATAGTTCTTGCCGAATAGTCTCTGGCATATCTTGTCGTAATCTTCGCGGGAGTTTTCAAGCGTGCCGTACCTGCGTCGGCCTTCGTTCATAAGGGAATTGTTCGAGTGGAAGGCAGGCATCACAGATTGCCTGTTCTCTCTGACCTTTCGATGGTTTTTGGGTAAACCATTTTGTTGCTGAGCGCGATCATGAAATATATTCCGCGACTTTGTCAAGCAGAGGAATGTCTAGACACCTGCAATTGTAGTCCTCGCCAGGCGCGTTCTTGGCTCCAGTGGCTCTGTCCGTGATCGGAGGATCGTCGTATTGGAACACGCGCCCGTCGAGCCGTTTGTGGCTGTCCCGGACGCGCTCGTCGTGGGCCGTGGACCACTTGTACTGCTTCACGCCACCTTGCGAGAATCTCTGATGGCGGTACTTTGACATGAACAGCGAAGTCTCTTGTCGTGCCAGGAACTTGGCTTTGTTGGCCGTGACTCCGTAGCGCTGTTTGATGACGTCCTTCAGGCGGTCGAAGCGGTAACCTTGCATGGCGTTCTCTTCAACGGCCTCTCGCAATGATTGGACTGATTGTTTTGAAAAATCGTTGATGTAGAGCTTTATGTTCTTGTTGTAATCCGCAGCGAGGCGGTCCTTGCTGAACTGAGACAGCTCCGGCTCAATGGCGAGTGCCTCTGCCGACTTTCTAAATCCATGTTCGATTTTATCCATCGCCGAATACGGGTCAACGTCGTATTCTTTCAGGTTGTCATCCATGCGGTCCTGAATCTCTATCAGCTTGCGTAGGATTTCATCATGAGTGGCCTTGGCGCGGGTGTGGTAGGAAGCTGCTGCTGCCTTGATGAAGCCAGGGACCTTGATCGGGTCGCACTTGTAAATTCTTGACCTGGCGTCGAACTGGCCTCCAAAAGACCGGATGTCATTTGAGATTGAAACGCTAAACCTTCCGGTAAATTCTCCGTTCGCGTATTGAACACGTCCCGTCTCCAAAGCGCTCGACAATGCGGTCAGGCCTGAAGAATTCCTCAGTTCGATCGTCTGGTCCGTTTTGCTGTTGATCACCGCCAGGATCGGAGCAAACAAAAGATCGTAGAAGATCCTTCGAATCTGATCTTCTATCCCGGCCCACGTGGAGTCAGTTAGCCGCTGGGGCGGGAGCGTTCTCATGATTCCCGTTCTGCTTGGCATTCCGCATTGCAATCTCAATCGCCCTGGATGTGTTCTTCATCCTGGCCCTGTCTGCTTCTGAATTGCGGACCATGATCAGATGAGCGGCTTCGACAAGAACTTTAATGCAGATATCCGTGTTGTCGATGTGTCCGCCGATTTTGACTTTACCCGTCTTGATTTCAAATTCGACGTTCAGTTTCATGATCCCGGCCTGCTCGTCCGTCTGTGGTGCTTGCTCAATCGGCTCCGTGAATCCCTGCGGTGGTTGGTTCACTATTTCATCTGGTTCCATGTCACTCTCCCTTTGGTGTTTTTGGTTTTCCTTCGGCGGCTCCGGCCTTGGATGATCCGCCGGCAGATTCTTTTCCGCCCTCTTCTTCGCCAACAGATCCCATCGGCTTCTCTGGGAACTCTTCGAGTTTACCGGCTGCGGCCTTTGTGTCAACGGGAATCAGATTTTTCTTGTGCCAAGCCTGGCCGACCTCTTCTGAGTCCATCAGCGCCCGGTCGTAGGCCTGGATCGTGCGGTTGAACTCCTGGTCCTTGATATCCTCTTCGTCCTTGGCGCTCATCACGCGCAGAGGCTTGAACGAAAACTTGTACGAATAAGTTTTACCCCACTTGAATCGAGTCACAAGGTCTATAACTTGCCTGATCGGACGCCTGATCTGGGAGCGAACATCCGATTCTACCATGGCGTTGTAGTTCTCGATGTCGTCCTCTCCAGAAGAGAACCCGCTTGATGCCACGCCGAATATTTTGCTGATCGGCATTCGGAGAGCGGAGGCGATCCCCATCTTGTTCTCTTTCATAACCTCGGCGATCCCTGTGAACGTGAGTTGCTTCTGGTCGTAGACGTCGTTCTTGTCGAGAAGGAGCGCATTGTTAAAGTTCTTCGCCTGCTGGACAGTTCCGATGCGCTGGAGCATCTTCTGGGCACCACCCTCTGTCATGAGCAGTTCCCTGAACCCGTCGATCATGAACACGTCGACCTTTGCCTCGTTGAGAAGATCGTAGAGAACGTTCGTCGTTCGGAGGTACAGGTTGAACGCCTCGATCATGCGCTCGACTTCGCTCATGCCCCAGCCCTGGAGCATCCACCGGACCATCCAAGGGGCTTCCCGGCCGGACATGGTTATCACGCGTGACTTGTGGAGGCGCTCTCCGTAGTAAGCGTAGTATTCGGAAGATCGCGCCGCCGCTGTTTCCCACGGTGAGTTGTTTGACATGACGGCGGTAGGATCTTCAAGCTTGTGTGTAGATCCGAGTTCCCAGCGTGCGGCCGCATAGAGTTTCAAAAAACGGATCGGAGCGTTCGGGTCAAGAGGCTCCGAGAAATCCTTTGCCCCGTCGTTGATGATGATGGCTCCGCCGCCGAACAGGCGCGCCCAGTTTGCTGATCCTCCAACCACACCGCTGAGTATATCTTCCTCCTCCAGAAATTCCTGAACCTCTTCGATGTCGTCCTCATCCATCTCGTCGGAGTGGATGTCTATCCCGCCGCGGAGTGCGTCGAGGACAGGCTGGTTGATCGCCGTCTGAATGATTCCGTGCGTCTTGTAGAAATAATTCAGGAACGTGTAGTTGATCGAGATCGGGGCGACGATGTTCGACTGGAAGAGCGGGTTGAAGCTGGCGATATTAAACTGGGACGCGGCCTGAACAGCCAAGCCCATAAAGCCGTCGTTTCGGAGTTCTTCTGGTGTCTTGAGTTGTTTGTTGCTGTTCTCTAGGAGTATGTTCTGCTCCCTGAGGAGCTGGAGTTCTTCCCTGACGGCTCGCCTGGGTCGGCTGTGCATGATCTCTTTTCCCATCGGCTTCTCCTCAGTCGGCGTAGCTCATAGCGTCCGCGCGCCTCATCTCGAGGGGAAGGAGGGCCGCGTCGCGCAGATCATCGTATTTCGGATGGTTGGTTGTCAATTGGTAGATGAGCACGTCCTTGATTTCCTTTCGAATGTTCTTGTTGATGAACACGCGCTTGTTCTCGAAGAAGTAAGATTTATTTTCGAGGTTTGTTATTTTGTCCGGCACCTTGTCCACCTCTCGGACCGGTAGAGTTGTTCGACGTTTAACCTCGGCGCAGAAGTCTTTAAAACCGGCAATCGCCTCGATATAAGCCGTGTTGATCTTCCTAAGGGCCGGCTGGCGATCCTGAATGTCCTGTAGAAGCTTCACGCGCTGGTCGAGGCTGATGTGTTCGTTCCAGCATTCGTCCAAGTAATAAAACTCGCCGCGGCCGTCCGCATAACGGCCAACGAGGTATTTAACAACTCCAGTGAAATCGTTCTCAACCTTTGCGCCGATGGAAGGGTCGACCCCCAAAACGCAACGGACGAATTGGAACCGAAGATCGAAAACGAGCTGGTCCGGGTCGTATTCTTGGATCCAACCGTCTTTGATGATCTGAGTCGTTGGGTCGCGCGGCTCGTTCTGCATCTCGCGCATGAAGATATACGTTGTCATCAATCCCTTGTCGACCATCAGGGAATCGAAAGAGTTTAGTTCAGGCCAGAGAGGTGTGACAGGCTTCAGCGGATTGCCATCCCATCCTGGGAGAGCCTGGAAAGTCTTGCTCACGCAATCCGGCGAATTCTCCATCTGGTTCAGGATGTCCTCGTTGTTGATGGCCGTGCCCTGAATGTGTATAGACGTGCGGCGGGCGCGGGCGCGGGCGGGATATAGAGTCGACCAGAACCAGGCTGTTTTCTTTTGGGTTGATTCCGGGTTGTTGATATCTTCTTCTTTGTAAAGATCGTCCGCGATTATATAGCTGGGTCGCTGGGATCTGTAATTGTATCCGCGTATAGAGCTGCCAGTCCCGACAGCAGAGAAGATGACGCCGTTCTTAAGCACAAACTGATCCTCGTTCCACTTCTCGCCGATCATGTCCCCATATATCTCAAGAAGATCGAGATTCTCCTCGAACTCCATCTTGATCGTGTGGTTGACTGCGGTTGCTTTGGTGTCCGTCTCTTGGACGTTCAGGTAATGGTTAAAGGTCTCCGGTTCATGGATCGCCTGGAATATCGGGATGAGGAAACACTTGACGGCCGTCTTGGCGTGGTACCGCGGGGCTTTTGTGCTTGTGAGTAAGAGGCCTCTGATGCTTATAAAGTAATCGTGGAGCGCGTAGCAGTACGGGAGATAAAACTTTTCGGGGAAGAGCATCTTACCCCAATTGAGAATATCCTTCTTGGCCGCGTATAGACGCGCGCGACTTAAGCGAACCGACCTAGAAAGGGCTTGGGGGGTGAGATTCGCTCCCTGGAGTATGGCCGTTAGTTCCGTTTGTTCCTGTGGAAGCATCATCGAGCTTATTGTCTATATTCTCGAGGAGTGATGCAAGGCGCTCAAGCTTTTCGATGGACAGGGTCTTGCTCAGGTCAACGGAGGGCGCTGGAGGCGGTAGGAGAGGCCGTCCGCCGGCTCCTGTCAGCTCATGTCTCTTTATCAGGCTGAACCGCTCAGGCATCTTACGCTCTAGAAGCCACGCTCGGGCCTGCCAGCTCTTCTTTCCGGCCTCGCGTATACCAAGCACCTGTTCGAGCTCCCAGTTGTTCGCCGCCTCGTCCAGCTTCTCCTGAAAGGCGATGTCGTTCTTCTTGTGCTCGTAGAAGGTCGTCTTGCCTATCCCAGCCCGTACATATGCGAGGCGCTCATCGTTTGTGGCGCGCATGACGTCGAAGAGGACCTTGAGCTGACTCTTTTTGATCATGGATGGTTCTGTCTGTTCGTTTTCGGTTGCCAGGGATTCATTCCCTGGATCTTAACCCCTTAAGGCTTAGGAGTCAAGGGATGAGAAAGACAAGACAGTATTTTCTCAAAAATGGAAGGTCCGGAGATAGGCTGGAGATCAGCTCCAATGAACCTATCGAAACATCTGTGGTCCGTTGGCCCGTGTGGTTCTCCAGGCTTGCGTCCATGAGCCTGATCCCATTGTTCCCACTTCCAATCAATCCAGGCCATGAAACCGTACATACAAGCGCCTGGCATGGCTGCCTGGTCTATTTCAAACATCCGCTTAGGTGTTTGTCCTTTGCTTCTGGCGTAGGCTATGTATCGCGGATTGGAATCTATCACTTCAGATAAAAAATTGCCGAAGTCCAGGTCGCTCCTAGACTTCATTAGTTTCCACCTATTTGAGGTGTTGTGATAGGCCCTCGATGCTTCGGCACAAATCTATCT